CTACAATAGAGGGTGCGTGTGTGATTGAATCTCCATTTTCAGAATCTCCACCAGAAGCCGGTATCACCATGCAGCAGCTCATGGACAAGATCAACGAACTGCGACCGGCATGGAAGCGGGTGCCACGCTGGAATCGGAACGAGATGGAATCTCTACGCAACGGCTCAGCCTCACAGATCCAATCTCTCACAGATGACGACTGGCAACTGCTGAAAGCGTTCTACGATCACCCCGACGACAAAGCGTGGTTCAAGTTCGAGCAGAGATCCAAGCTTGTCGAGAACATAGCAAGCACGCTCGCCAACGCTGACAAATGGAAGAAAGCCACAGGCTACCGCGCACCAAACTCAAGAGACTCACTCTATTACGGCTCATGAAAACAGAAACAAAACTACACACGCGACCTTGCATCAATTGCACTCGCCCTACCTCACGCGGCATGTTCTGCCGTTCCTGCGATGCTGTTTGGCTCATTGCCGAACGTCTCGACAACTTTCACAAGGATCCAAAGTGCCGAAAGGACTTTATTGCCGACCTGAGAAATAGCAATCTTTTCACGCCAAAAGCAATCTGGAGAGATGGCGAAATCCGCAAGGTAAAAAAACTCATGTGCTTGGGCGAGCAAATGTCAGGATTCTGCATGGGCTTCACAAGTGCCGAAATTCGCGATTTGGTCGTGCGCGGGTATAATCTATCTATCCGCAACGCAGAACGCGAGGAAACGCACGCAGAGGCTGAACAAAAGGCATACTACGCGGGGCGGCAAGAAGTGGACAAGCTGCATTCACAGATCAAGGAGCAAACCAGAGCGAAACTCGGACACCTGGGCGATGGGCTGGACTTCCGCTCATACCTCGGCTTCGACCCGACGAAAACCGACACGACAGACGAACAATCGTTTTAAGAGCTACCGAACCAAGAAACCAACGAAAGAACAATGAACCAAGAACCATACACACCAAGGACGGATAATGCGCTTAGTCATGACGGCAACTGGGACACAAAAGCGTTACGAATGGCGAATCTCGCACGCCAACTAGAGCGAGAGCTAAACGATGCAATGGCAGCACTGCGGAACTTGACCGACGAGATCAGCAGACACGAAGGCGCGAGCATGATGCATCCACGGCTCACAAGAGCGATTGCGGCAGCAAATAGACTAACCACGGAAAAAAATGAAAAATGAACAACGAACCAGTGAATTGCACAAACTCAGAACTCTCCACCTTTTTGCAGGGGCTGGCGGAGGGATACTTGCCGATATACTCCTCGGACACCACCCAGTGTGCGCTGTCGAGATCGAACCCTATTGCCAGCAAGTCTTATCAGCACGGCAAAAAGACGGTCACCTTCCATGGTTTCCCATCTTTGATGATGTGCAAACATTCGACGGCAAGCCATGGCACGGACTTGTCGATGTTGTTGCCGGCGGATTCCCATGCCAGGATATCAGCGCAGCAGGAAAAGGCGCAGGACTTAGTGGAGAACGTAGTGGGCTATGGGGCGAAATGCGGCGAATCATTGGCGAAATACGACCCGGATACGCGTTCGTGGAGAACTCGCCAATGCTTACTGTTCGAGGACTCGACCGAGTGCTTGGAGACTTTGCCGAGATGGGGTATGATGTGGAATGGGGAGTTGTTTCAGCGGCAGATTGCGGCGCTTTGCATGAAAGAGAAAGAATCTGGATTATGGCCTACGCCCCAACGAGTCGACTACAAGGGGACAAGCACGAACTCAAATTTTCAACAAAGAAAAACACAATCTCAGATTTGGGGGCAATCAATAATGACTGGGACGATATACCCCAACCCTATGGCCTACGAAGTCTTAATGGGATTCCCAACGGAGTGGACAAGCTTAAATGCCTTGGAAACGCTCAAGTTCCAATCGTGGCAGCAACAGCATGGCAAGTTTTAACAAATCGACTACACTAAAAAACCATTGGTACATAAAGGATAGAGAACTATTTTCTCTTTTATTGCAGAAATCGCTTTACAATTTGCAAGGAATCACTGTATTGTGAGCGCGCCGCAGGGCAACAACCAACTACCAACATGAACGAACACATAGAAAACCTCACCGAAGCCGAAGCAAAGATGCTGCTGCTATTTGCAATGCAGGATTTACGCAAAGCAATTTATAACCCATCACCAGCAAACGACGCAACTACGCTCGGCTGGCTCACGCAGAAGATCGAAACCCTCAGCAAAGAAAATACCGAACAATGAAACTAGACACCACAGACACCATCATTCTAACGGTCGGAATCATCGCGATCCTGATCGCAGTCATCAACGCAGTTCTATGGCTTCGCGTTCTCATCCAACTCTACCGCGAGGACGCCGGCTTCGACCTACCAGCGACCGACCTCGACGGCTCGGACGCGCAAGGCAGCGCATTCGGCAAGAAAGGAGGGAGTGATGCACGGGACTAACCTAGACTGGAAAATCGGAGTCGTAATATTTACGGCAGTCGTTATTATTTATTCAATTCTGATTTTAATATTAACCCAACCATGAACGAAGAACTACTTAATAAATTGATCGAATACATTGATGCTCGAATCAGAGAGTCAGAACCACGAGAATTTGACGAAGATGACAATGGCTCGTCTTTTGGAGCACTTATTGAGCTGAGAGAACTTGTTGCCAAGAAAGGAGGCTCGCATGAGTGACACACCGCGCACAGACGCAGCCACGCGCATGGCTTTCTCTGGCGAATACATGGTGCCAATTCAGGACGCACAGAAGCTCGAACGTGAGCTTGCCGACATGCGGGAGAGCGAGCTAAGATTTTCAAAATGTTTTGAGCGCATAGCGAGAGCGGTCGGCATAACGTCGCCGCTAGTTTTGATGGCAATGGCAGAAAGCGACGAAGAAAACTATGCCGAGATTTTAGCTAGACACATTGAAAATCGTGAATCTAAAAAAGCAAAGGAGGTCAGCCATGAGTGAACGCGCACTAGAACTAGCCATCGCGCTGGAGGCTGAGCTGCTGGCGCAATGCGACAAGCTGGAGGCTCTAATCGAGCGTCCAGAGTATTCGAACTTCCCGGTAGACGAGCGCAGCAACATCCAGCGCAAGCAAGCCGAGATCTGTGGTCTGTATTTACAGATGGATTTCATCAAATATCAAATTTCAAGACCATGAACACAGAAACATATTTATGCCCCCATTGCGGGAATACAGAGACACACCAACCTTACGCTGCAAGCACCCAAACAAGGGAGTGCAATAAGTGCGCAGGAACGTGGGAGGTAAAATTCAAGTCTGATAGGACCGAAGGGCGTAAACCACCCGCAAATTCAGTCCATCTGAAAACACTCTGCACGGGATGCAATAAACCGATGGACTGCTACTGGCCTCCAACAACAACGTGGGGTGGAGAGCCATGCACTGCTGCTGAATACATGGCGAAGGCGCTGCAATCGGAAAATCATGGCATCTATTGCGATGACTGCCTAGAGAAGATGACAGACGTAAAAATGGAGGACTTGCGCCATGAGTAAGTTTAGCAGCCCGAAAATCTGCCAGCATTGCGGATACTACGCTCAAGTGCGCCGCCGCACGGTCAATCAAGGCTGGCAAGTCGCAGAGTGGGGTGAGTGTCGAAAAACCGATCTCGCGAAAACTGGCGTAATGACGCCTGAAAACGAAACCTGTGCCGACTTCACGCCAGACCCTCGACGTTGGCCGTTGGCGGGTATTGTCCACATTTGGGATGAACCAACCGACCATATAGTTGAGGTCAACAAAAAGGTTTCTGATCCGAACGCCGATGTGGAGGTATCCCCACCACTAACCACCCAAAAATCATGAACACACCAGAACAACTATCGGACTCCCTGCTTGCAGCCTGTAAAGCAGCGGGGATTGAGGAGCCAAGGTATATCGCGCAGAATGCAAACGGTAAGGTGATTCACCACGATAATCAGCCATCGAGGAAAGGGTGGGATAGCATTTGGGGAGGTGGAGGGATACCTAAGCGGTTAAACCACCCGCCCTACGCCGACGACTGGAAAGAGAGCTTGATGGAGTGGGTTGATCATATTGCTGACACCAGCAAAATGATCGACATGCAAGATGCGATTGCTGATGCGTATCGCAAGCACGTTGGGCGTTGCGGATTGCAAACCTACGCTCAGACCTACCGCCACGGTTGGCAAGATGCGCTCGCATGGAAAGGAGGCGAGAAGCCATGACTGACCAACAAATCAACATCGCTATTGCGGAGTCGCTGGGATGGCACTCAAAAAGCGGCGCAAACGGAGGCGTTAAATGGGTCGATAAAGACGGAATCGGCAGAAATGGCGGAGGCTTATATGGCTACGGATACAACGACGAATTAAAGTTAAGTCATCTACCCGACTACACCGCCGACCTGAACGCTTGCCATGAGCTTGAGAAGATGCTAGATGACAAGCAATTAGCCCGTTACGCTCAACAAATTATCGGCTCAGCGCGCCGTAAGATGAATATTCCTGACCACGAATCGCACTACCCTGTCCCTTTTATAATTAGCGCAACCGCTCGCCAACGCTGCGAGGCTTACTTAAAAACAATCGGAAAATGGATCGAATGAAAAACAAACAAAAGCAAGCGCAAGCCTCGCACCTTTTCCGCAAGCGCAGGAGCATTTGGTGGGTGATGCTAGATAATCGGAACCCTGCATGGGAGCTAGCATACGCAAATCGTGGGAAGGAATGAGAAAACGGCACAAACAAAAGAAAATCAACAATCAACACACAACACACAAAACCAACGAAATACAACAATATGAAAGCAAACCTAATGACCATTACACCTGAGTGGGCGCAAAAAATACTGAATGAAAAGAATGCGGGAAATCGTCCGATGAATCGAATCCATGTTGAGTCTCTAGCAAAGGAGATGAAGCGCGGAGCATGGAAAGTGAACGGAGACACGATCTGCATAAATGAAGATCGCCTGATCGACGGGCAACACCGACTCGCAGCCGTAGTGCTCTCTGGAGTATCAATCCAGACATTCGTGGTCGAGGGACTAGCGTCTGATGTATTCGACACGAAAGACGTAGGAAAGCGCCGCAGCGCTGGCGACACGCTGGGAGTTCGAGGCGAACAAAATGCCTGCCGACTGGCGTCTTGCTTAGTTCTCGTGGATAAATATATGACTGGACGCGCAGACAAATCCGTCAGCTATACCAACACAGAAATGGAAGAACTTCTTGAGAAGTATCATGAGGCGCGGGAATCACTTCAAACCTCATACAAAGCCAAAGGCTTGATTCTACCGAGCGTGCTGGACGCCTGCCATTACCTGTTCAGCCGTAAAGACGCAGCACTTGCTGACCAGTTCGTAGAAAAAGTTATTCGCGGCATCGGACTAGAGGCAGGCACTCCTTGGTATGCGCTACGTGAGAGACTGATGGGCAACTCACTCTCAAAGGCTAAAATGTCGAAAACATACATGATGGCGCTCTGCATCAAAGCATGGAATCACGCGAGGGCTGGAACATCGGTGCGATTCCTGCGGTGGCGTGAAAAGGGAGACGCCATCGAGCAGTTCCCGGTGATCAAGTAATCAGGCGAAGCTCAAGGCAATACAAACCATGAAAATCTCCGACATCATCGAAATCGTCGCAGCAGAAATGGACGTGGATCAGGACGAAATTACCAGCAAAAGCCGAGTGCAAGAAGTTGCAGACGCTCGCGCAGTCGTGCAGGCTGTCATGCGTGACCGAGGCTGGACATTCGCTCGGATCGGGCTAGTTTTCTCCGCCGGTCATGACACGGTCTGGTCGAACTGCAAGAAGATCGAGAAAGCCAGAGCCATGATCAGCGCTTATGACGCCGTGCAAGCGGCCATCAAGAATCTCCCCATCGAGTGATGGACGGGAACCAACGCCTCTGCTCCCGCATGTTCAGGCGCGAGGAGCAGGGGCAAACTCAAACACACAAGAAACACACAGAAAATGACACACTACAAAACAGACAGGTTAGACCTGCGCCTCATGGACTGCATGGAACTCATGCGGGGTTATCCTGACAAGCATTTCGAGTTGGCTATTGTTGACCCGCCGTATGGCATTGGGGCTGGTTCAGCACAACAGGGCATGTGGGGGGCATCAAGATTGGAAAAAAAAGATTGGGATTGCAAGATACCTGATGCGGAATATTTTCTGGAACTGTTTCGTGTTTCAAAAATACAAATAATATGGGGAGGCAATTACTTTCCGTTGCGTCCTTCGCGTTGTTTTTTAATATGGGACAAAGGAGAGGGCTTTAAAGGAAGGGATTTTGCAGAATGTGAGCAAGCTTGGTGCTCCTTGGACGCAAACGCAAAAATATTTAAGCATGACCCATTGGCTAAAGGTGATTATCGTGGTAAAATACATCCAACGCAAAAACCCATCGCCCTCTACCGCTGGTTACTAGCCAACTACGCCAAAGCGGGTGACGAGATTCTTGACACTCACCTTGGAAGTATGTCGCACGCAATCGCCGCTCACTACGCTGGATTGCACCTGACAGGCTGCGAGCTAGATCCAGACTACTTCGCCGCAGGAATCGAGCGCGTGAAGCGTGAGACGGCGCAAATGGACATGTTTGCGGATGCACCGAAGGCAATGCAAGCTGAGACACTGCCACTACTCTGAGATTTCACGCTTGCCAACCGCTCGGATTTCTGTATCTTGATTCCGTGACCACTACCACGGTTCATTGCATCGTCAGCAAACTCTACAGCCTCGGCATCGGCATGGGTGAAGCTCGCATCTTCGTCATCGCCGACGGTCGAACCATGCGTGAGATCGCCAACCATGCCAAGGTCGGACTCGTTTTCGTCAACAACAAGCTCTGGAGCCTCACGCAAAAGGGCATGATCACAAAGCAGCCAGGCAGACCGTCAACCTACCACCTCACGCCGGTGGGCAAGCGAGCAATCGCCGAACTCAACAGCTCCACAAAATGAACGCATTCCTGCAAGCAGTCGAAAACCTCTCAAGGCGCAAAGTGACGCCGTCGTGGTTCCGATGGCGCGAATGGTCAGCTATGGCACCGGCAATCCGCAATCGCTCGTTTTTCAGCGCCACAGTGACCTCAGCGCGCGTTCTCAATAAAATGCGGAACATGTTGCTGGACTGGCAAGCGGACGCCACAGAGGAGATCGTGGACGTAAATACGGGGGAGATCGTGACAGCCTACAAGGAGACGGGACTTGCCAAGTTCCGCGAGCGTTCCGCGGAGTTTCTGATTCAGGAAGGACTGGCGACGCCCGCCGACTACAAGGACACCAAGATCACCAACGTCATTTCAAACGCTCGCTTACAACTGATCTACAACACCAACCTAGAGCAAGCGTCAACCTTCGCGCAATGGCAAGGCAGAATGAGAAACGAGGACTGGCTCAATCTCAATCCCGCGGCACGCTTTGTCCGGCGCCCGGGAGCGCGCATCAAGCGGCAGCGACATGTTGAGGCAGAAGGAGACGTGAGACGCTGGGACGACTTCGCCTATTGGCAATTTCAGAACGCAGCAGACATCGGTGGCTTCGACGTGCCATGGGGTCCGTTCGGCTTCAATTCATACATGATCCAAGAGCCGGTCAAACGAGCCGAAGCCGAGCGCCGAAAGCTGGTCAGAAAAGGCGAACGGGTCAAAGCTCCGAACGTCGCGCAATTTGGCGTTGACCTCGGAAAGCAATTCAACGCTGGAGTTGATGCTAACATCGATGACCTCACACCCGAACTGGCAGATGAGGCACGCAAAACGATCACCGACAGACTCGGACCGCAAGCAATCGGCAGAGACGGAAAACCCACACTCGACGCGCTCAAACAGGCACTGAGGATGTGATAACCAAGATTTTACCAACAGAGAAAAACACGTCAAGAGAAAACTACGTCATGAAAAACAAACCGAAAATAGAAATACTCAAAACCGACTCACTGATTCCCTACGCTCGGAACAGCAGAACCCACAGCGAGGCACAGGTCGCGCAGATTGCAGGCAGCATCCGAGAGTTTGGCTTCACGAACCCAGTGCTGATCGACGCAGAGAACGGCATCATCGCCGGACACGGTCGCATCATGGCAGCGCAGAAGCTCGGACTCACCGAGGTGCCGTGCATTCGACTGGATCACTTGACAGAGACGCAGCGCAAGGCTTACGTCATCGCTGACAACAAGCTGGCACTCAACAGCGGATGGGATGATTCAATGCTTGCGCTGGAGTTGGCAGAATTGCAAGATGACAATTTTGATTTATCTCTGACTGGTTTTGATGAATCAGAGCTTGCCGACTTGCTCGCAGAAACAATCGAAGGCGAAACCGATCCAGACGATGTGCCAGAACCACCAGTCAATCCAGTGACTGTGCTGGGAGATGTTTGGATCATGGGTAATCATCGGCTAATGTGCGGAGACAGCACCAGCATCGATGCGGTGGAGCGGCTGATGGCAGGTCGTAAGGCTGACATGGTTTTGACTGATCCGCCTTATGGGGTAAGCTTCGTCGGCGTAAGAGGCAGTATGTATTCAGCAGGCAAAAAGGCTGCCATCTTTTCCTTTGATTCGACGCGCAGCTTGCCGGTTTCGTTCCACTCGCTTTTCCGCGTGGTGATCTGTGAGAAGGTGGTCGGATCGAGTTCGCCGACGTGAATTCGTCCACGCTCGATCTCGCGACTGGCAACGTGCCAGACCTGCGCGATCAGGTTCGCATATTCGTCTTTTTCACTTGCTGGCTTGCCGCCATGGAAGCGATTGATGTGCCAGCCAAGCTCAG